TGTGCTTCTTGTTCCAAACGATTAATTGGAACATTAAGAGATCTGTACATTCTCTTTTGGAAATATACAATGTCATCAATTTGTCCAAGATTTTCACCACCAGGAAGCGTAGAAATTTCAGTACCTCTTCCACCTTCTCTACGTGGCAGCCAAAAATCTTCAAGTAATGATTGATGTTTACGATCATCTCGTATTTCGCCAGTTTTAGCATCGTATACTAACTTATTACGATACTTAGCCATAATATCTTTCATATATTGTTCTGATTTACCACGCGGCAAATTACCAACATCAATATAGAAAATACGTCTTTCAGGAGCTCGAGCTAGTCTGTAAATAACTAGTGAGTCTTCCATCATACGCAATTGATTAATAGGCTTAATTGCTTTATGAAGATAAGATACAACCTTTTTACGTGATTCATCAAGTAGACCCGATGTCACATAACTTACAGCATCTTCACTCAGTTTTACACCAGCAGTTTGTTGACCTGGTTTTTCTTGGTAGATATAGTATTCATCAACCTTCTCAACTAAGTTTGCTCCAGTTTTAGGATCTTTTTTCTTCTTAATTTGTTTTACTTTACGAATCTTTGCTGAATCAATTGGTCGTATTTCTTGAATACCGGCTTTTAGCTGAGATTCATTAACGACTAAATGATGATAGATTCTGCCATCAACATACCATCTTTTAAAAATATCATGACCATTTTCTTGGAAGTTTAACATGGCAACAATATTATCAAACTCTTCTTTAATAGTTTTCTTAATATTGTCGGGTTGTTCTAAGTTATCCATGTTAATATCAACAGGTTGTTCCATTGCTCCACCAGCAATAGCTTCTCCTACGATATCTTCAATCGCAGCATCAACTTCTGGATGCATAGAACACCCACGATATTTCATAATTAGTTGATGGTTATCTTTTGAATCATCACCGTCAATATTGAGATATTGACCGTAATGTGTACCTGATGCTGTAACATATCCAGCACCATCATCATCTACTGGTGGCACAATAGACGGAAGCTTCTTCGGATCAGCCGACTTTCTTTTTATTTCAAAACCAAATAGTGTAACACTTCTATCGTTTTCTGCCATTTAAAAATTCCCTAGTATAAATCAGGGCTGGCGTACCAGCCCTGATTACTGTATTTATTTAAGTAGTTGTTGCGGCTTCAAAGTATTGATATGCGAAAGTTGTTGTAAATCTTTCGATATCATCGTTTGTTCCGTAGTTTAGATCGATCGGTGATAAATCAGTTGGGAATGCACCTCTAAAGATGTATTCTTTAATTGATTCGCCTTCGCGATCTAGCTGTTCTACTTTCAGATCTGCTTCGTAAAGAATAGGTGTTGAAAGACCAGTATTTGCTGAGTGAGCATTCATACCGTTCATCCAACGTTCCATTGAATCACGAATTGCAAAATCTGTATCGTTGATAATTGTTACAGTCCATTCAGCAAATGTTCTGTCACCAGCCATTTTAAGCTGACGACCACGGAATGGAATTACAATAGTACCAAGCGTTGAACCTGGTAATTGTGCTGCTTCAATCAAAAACGATGTAAGTTCAGCGTCCCCACCTGCGTAGGCAGGAAAGTTGATTGTTGCTTTAAAGAGATTAGGACGTGCGCCTCCACCTCTTAATTTTGATTTGAAATCATCTACACCTAAAACTGCCATTTTCTATCTCCTTACACTGTGCCTACGACTTCTTCGAAGTCAACACCAGTTCTCACAGCTACGAAGTTTAGAGTGACATAGTTGATAGAACGTGCTGGCTTGATGAAGATGTTTGCAATGAATTCATTACGATCTATTACTGCAGGTGTGTTGTTAGTTTCGTCAGCAACTACACGGAAATCAGTAATACCTCTTCGGCCTTTTACTTCTCTCAACACTGGTTCGATGATGTTCACAAATTCTGCTCTTGTAAATTCATCATTGAATTCAAACAGAACTTGCTCAGCCGCTCTTGCAATTGCCCTTTCAAGAACAAGGAAGAGTCTGCGAACGTTGATTCTATCGAACGCTGATGCTCTTGTTAGCATTGTCTTATCACCGAATAGCAATGTTCCTTGACCAGGAATGTTTGCAATTGGGTTGACGCTTGCTTTATAAAGAGTATCACGTTGACCTTTTGTTGGCGAATAAGAAATTGAAGTAATTCCTAAGTATCCACCTCTGCGTGAACCAGCAGGTGAGAACCATGGAGCTCTTTCAATGTCTGTTTTTGCCATAAGACCAGCAGTTGAAGATGCCGCTGGAATATGAATGTATTGATCATTAAACTTATCATAGACTTTTAGATAGTTATTATCCATTACGTGATAAGAAGATCTTTTGCTTAATGCGTTTGCTGCAGCAACTGTATCTGTTACAATATTTGCTGTGTTTGTGATATTCACAACTTTATCTCTTGGAGGAGAAGAAGTTACTACACAATCCTTACGAGCTTCAGCTGTAGATACAAGATCGTTTACTACTGTTGTCCAAGCATCGCCTGACAAACCAGGTGCAATGAGGAAATCAACTTCGACTTGATCGCGATCTTCGAAAAGATCATGACCAGTTGAATATTCTGAGGCACCTAAAGCCGCTGAATTTGTACCATTACTGAAAGTATGATCGATAACCCCTGTTACAGCACTCGCAAAATCGGTGTTATCAGTATCTGCAATTACTTCACCAGCACCAGATGTTTTTTGATCTGAATCCCATTGGGCCATATGAACATAAGATGATCTTTGGTTAATTACATCTAAGGCATAATTATTTGTACCATCTGCATTTGTAGCTCCTTTTACCTTTGAAAGGAAAGGATATGTTTCTAATACTGTTCCTTTTGTACCAGTAATTGTTCCTTTATCGTCAACAACTACAACATGAATTTCGTCATTTGCTGCTGTTCCAGGATTTGTTTCAACATAAGATGATGTTCCTGGAGCTCCATCGAAATCATCTTCATAATCCCAACCATCAAAATCTGCTGCTCTTGCGCAAATAGAAACTGCTAAGCTATTTCCAAGTGCTCCTGGATATCTTGCGGCAAATGTAATATTACCACTGATTCCAGCATCAGAATCAAGAAGTAAGTTTCCTCCACCATCAGAATCTGTACCTAGAGCTTGAGTTTGGGTAATATCACCAAGGTTTGAAGCTTGTTCTTCCCAGTTATCAAAGTTTTTGATTAGAACTGTTTGATTTTGGTGATTTGTTGATGCTTCTGCAATTCTCAAAGTATTTTGAGAATCTGCAGAATACTTTGTATTCGTTAATGTTAATGATGTTCCACCTGTATTCAGGTCACCATCAATTACTTCTCCACCAGTTGTGAGGCTAGCTTTTGTGGTAGAGAATGCGTTAGTTGCGGCTGATGTAACAGCCCTTACCACTTGCATATTGCTTGAATATCTCAAGAAATAAGATGCAGAGTGATAGTCGATGGTATTTGTCTCATCAGGAGTTGCAAAGGTATCTGCTAATTCTGTTTCATTAGCAATCTTTGTTCTCTGATCAACAGGTCCCCATCTAAAATTTCCTACAATCGCGCCAGTAGTTGACTGTACGTTTGGAACGCCACCAGTCAGATCTATTTCTTTGACGACAACCGCTGGAGATTCGGAAGGTGCGCCTAATGCCATGTCTGTTCCTCTTCGGTTACTAATTATATGTTCTCATAATACGGTTATCTTCAATTACTATTATTTATATGTTTATAGATTTGGGTCATATTCAACGGCCCATTCGTTATCTGTAACATCTAATTCATTAATATATTGACTTCCATCATCATGAAAACCAAATGGAACAACATCATCTTCAATTTCTCTCATTCTTTGATCAAACAACATTTGTTTTAAATTAATATCTGTCATATCAGCAAAATATGATCCTGTTACAAAATACCCAAACATCACTAAGTTCATCATTAAATCGTCGTGATTACCTTCTGATGCTTCGTATGATTGACCTTTTGCTTCAAATGTAGATATTTCCATAATAGTATTTTCATCTACAATTTCAAGCTTTTGATTTTCAAGAATATCTTTAATTGCTGAGCAACCAAGTCTCTTTGTTTTACGATTAATTTCAATACCAAGAGCATTCGCTTTTACAGAAGATTCAACATGCATATTCTCATATTCTAAATC